CCCAAGTATCCCGACTTTTGTGGTTACTACATTAGCAAGAAAGGAATTGTTAGGAATCCCGTCACGCAGCTGGTCAAGTTGATAATCGCTGAGGTTAATGGTCGAGTGAAAGAGGTTGAGCTTAGTTACGCCATGGAGTTTCGTCACGGTCTTTCGTTGGGTGATCGCATATTCACAGTCATTCCTGGTTCAATGATGGAGATTTTCTACGTTCTTAAGATAAAGCTTTGGAGACTTTCGGCTCGTTCAACTCGTCTTTTGATGTACACTGGCTGGATTGAACCGGAGATTCTGCTGTTGGCTGCTGCTAAGTTTGCAAGAGACGTTCGTTCCCTGGCGGTTAACATGCCAAACTACGTCATGAAGTGGGTTGCTAGAAGTGTGTTCTCAGGCAGCGCCTCTTTCGAGGTTATGAAAACTCAATTAACTTCTAAAGCAAATCAACGATATCAACATGCAATCCAACTCATCAACTCCTTCAGGACTTCACACTCCGAGCGCATCGATCTCGGCACCGGTTACGAACACAGTGGCCGCAACGGGTTCCACGGCGGGTCTGGACTCCCAGGATCAGCTCCTTCACAACATGCTGACATCACTCGCGAGAGTGTCTGGACTCGATCTAGGAATGCGGAAATCCGATCTCACCACAGGCCTGATCTCTCAGGGAGTGGACCAACCGTTCCAGTTTTGCTGGACGACGCTTCATGGAGTCGACAAGGCTCAAGCACCAACGGATCTGGATCTCATCAACGTCAAAAGCATCAAGAACTTCATGGCTCACTTCGCTCGCGTGATCGTCAAGGATCTCAAGGTCACTGTTGTGGCGGATCCCGAACTCATCGGGGCTGCAGCTCAGATTTCTGTCGGTTGGATCCCAAGTGGAAAGACGAAGCCTGCGCAGACTGCGAACATGAAGGGAACTCCCGGCATGAAGACGTTCATCATTGGTGGGATGGCCTTCGCAGGACATCAGTTCGAGGTGCCTTGCGCATTCGATCTTGGCATTCAGCCTATCTTGAAGGCTCCGTTGCCTTTCTCGAACACGCCGAAGCTGGTCGCTGGTTGTCACGGGGTCTACGCCGCCGATGGTTCTGGTAAGAAGAAAGCGGACGTCTGTGATCTTATCGTGTCTGGTACACTTGTCTACGAAGGGGTTTTCGCCCAGGACTGGTCTGAAATTGTATGATTTTTTTTTT